TCAATGGACATTCCGCAAGGTACATGGAGAATGGTAAAGTCAGTAAGATGCGCGTAAATAATAATGTATTTTCATCTGTCTTAGGTTATTTTGAACAGACACCTTTTATGAAGCTCCCATGCCGACTCACATCGTATACGCAAAAGTACTTTGAACAATACAAGGCGGGCATACCCTATATACAAGAAATAGATCAACTCTTCAAGAAACTTGTCCCGGACAGATATCAAGTTCAGTACAAGCAAGCTAAGGAGAATCAGAACTTTCAGATTGCAGATACAGCATTTTCATCGGTGACGATGAACCGCAATTTCCGCACAGGTCTTCATATGGATGATGGAGATATGCGGAAGGGATTTGGAAACCTATCGGTGATTGAGCGGGGCAGATATCATGGTGGTTACACTTTATTTCCGAGATACAAGGTTGGGTTTGATCTGAGAACCGGCGACTTTTTGGCCATGGATGTTCATGAGTGGCACTGTAATACAGAAATGCGAGAGACTGCCGAAGATAAGGCATTCAATAGCAAACTCCCTAGTGTCTATCTGAATAATACAGAAACGGGCACACAGGGAATAGATAAGCCTTATAGTCGTCTTTCATTTGTTTGCTATTTGCGAGAAAAGTTGGTCAAATGCAAGGCGAGTGAGTCACTTCCATATTATAAGCGAATTGGCTATAATCCCAAAACACAGACTCTGCGAAAACACGGTACAAAGGCTCAGCCCGAAGGAGGAAAATTAGGAGTAAGAAAAACAAGAAAGAAGAAGACAACTCTATGGTAGAGAATGACAGATCCTGGGCGTGCAAAGATAGCAGCAAATGCTTTAAAGGAAATTGAAACAATTGGAAAAAAGCTGGGTAAACCTGCAACTGTCATAAATCCTAAAGCTGCCACGGTACCTACTGGTCCGACAAAGGCCAATGCCGCAGGTATTTCTGAACCGGTTGCTGGAAGTGGGCTTTTGCAAATAGCCATGTATACAATTGCAGGTATATTACTCTTAGGGATCATATTGATGGTAGTAGACCGATGGTTTTATCCGATATTTAAGGTGGATCCCGGTGCTCCTGGATTTGTAATTATACCCGGCACAGATACATCTGATCAATTTTGGACTAAACGGCAAGAGGTACGTAATATTCGTATAGGTACAAGTAATGTTGGTAGTGAAGTTGTTCCACAGCCTCTAAGTTCAATTGTTTTAGAGGGTAAGACTTCCTATAGTATTACGATGGACATATTTTTTGATGAAAACCAATTTACAAATATACCACCTGCATCTAATTTTAATCGCACATTTTTTATGATAGCACCTGCTCCTACAGGTGATAAACAGCTAGTAACAGATGCAGGAGTAGTGTTAAAGGTTGAACTAAATCGTGATTTAAATAAGGTACAAATTGTATCCATGGGCAACGGCGGTTTAATTCAAACTGCTGTAATTGATAATGTGCCTATTCATAAACCGTTTCGTATTGGTATAGTAAAAACCCTATATTCTATGGCAGCATATTTGAATGGTGAGTTGGTTCAGACTATTAAAATCAAATCAATTAGCGACCCAGTTGCTGGACAGAGTAGCACACTCAACCCTGGAACAAATGGGGCTAGTTATGTAATTGCTCCTCAAAATATTGTTGGCGATACAGCTGTACCTCCATCTGCAGCAAGTAGCACGGCACTAAATCTTTCAAAGGGCATACAGGTTTTGAATTTGAGATTATTTGAAGATAGTATATCACCGAGTGAAATGAAGGCCCGAATGAGCGATTTAACGGATGTAAGTGAGTTTAAACCTCCTGTTGCATAATACATAATAATAAATCATTAATTAGTAAGAGATAGATGCGCATATATTGGTTATTAGCAGCAATCGTACTCTTAACGTATAGCGTATATTACGGTACACGTTATTTAACTTTGCCTGCACCGCCCAAAATATTAGGTACAGAAGTAATGCCTTTGTCAAAATCAACACAGATAGCTAGCAGTGATGATTTAAGCAAATTATGGGCAAATGTGTCCGGCGCCACACTTTGTTTTTACATAAATCCGCAAATTAAAGACCGTACGGCAAATTTAAACGTCAGTGACAGCTATGCTACGGCAGTAGATATAGGAGGAAATCAATCCTTAAAAGTTTTATTAACTCCCGACGCGGGCCGCGATAATATGTCAGCGCCTATAATTCTTGAAATATATACATATAACCAAGAACTGCCTGAAATAGTTGATGTGCCTGGAATATATTTACAGCGCTGGTCATGTGTTATGATTGTAAAAGAGGGCCGTAAATTCAACATATATGTAAATGGAAAGTTAGTCGCTTCTCATACATGTCTGTCTATGCCATTTTATGATACGGCCCAATCAATTCGTGTTGGAGATCCCGGGGCAAATGGTGTAAAAACACGTCTCGGGGGCAATATTGCTTTAGTAAACCTGTTTCCTTACGCAATGAGATTGGATGATGTACGGGCATATGTATCGAATACGATGGGCACAGATGGAAAGCCGTATTTGTCGTCTGATTTGCCGCAATTACCGAATGTTTCATGGGATACATTTATAAATTTATTTGCATGTCCGGGTGGAAATTGTGACAATATGAAAAAAGCAAGTCCGATGGATGTATGGAATTCTGAATACGCATAATCTATTCTAACAGAATAGAGTACAATGGAATCAGTCGGTGGAATGGGTGGTACCGCGTCTAATGTGGCAATGTTTGTGGTTGTAGGCATAGCAATTTATTACTTTTACAAATGGTTGAGTGGTGATGGTGAAATGAACGAGGAAATTATATTTAATCCGGCATACGGTGGCATGCCTGCTAAATCAGCTGAAATGCCAAAGCCAATTGTTCCCACAAGCGTCTCATTATATCAGGGCGGCGAATTCTCGCTAACTACATGGATTTACATTGCCGACTGGACTGTAAATAAGGGTAAAAATAAGCCCTTTTTGATTGTCAGTGGGGGCCCCAGTTTTGCTACAATGGTAATGTATCTTGGGCAAAATGCAAGCAAACTGGGCATACGTGTAAGTACGGCCGGTGATGGCAGCGGTGGTGTTTCAGGCTCTGAATTCAAATTAGATACACGTAAGCTAAATAGCATTCGCCCCGTTAATGGGGGAGCTGCTGGTGGTGAATACATGGACACCAACTTAGAGAAATGCGATATTGAAAGCGTTGATCTACAGCGCTGGGTATGTATTACGACAGTGTTGAATGGCAGGACGCTAGATGTATATATTGATGGCAAGATGTCACGCAGCTGTGTATTAAATGGGATGTTTATGGTTGACAGCGCGTCAGGTGGTTCTTTATCTGTCACTCTTGGTGGGCTATTTGGATTTGGCGGTTTAATAGGTCAGACACGGGTTGCCGATTTTGCCTATTCCCCGGATCGGGTCTATCAGAATTACCAGAGCGGTCCAAATGATACGAGTATCTTGACAAAGATAAAGAATTACTTTGACCCTAAACAGTTCTCCTTCTCTTTGAAGGTTAACGGCCAAGATATGGCTTCCGCCTCAACGTAATGAGACTGGAGGCTGAAATACTTCTCACTAAAAATAATAAATTGCTAAAGTTCAATAGCAATTTATCATTTTTCATATGTTTGATAGATAGATGGACCCCAGTAGTAATGATATTGTAACGCAGTTATTAACAGGCGTTGCCGCTGTTATCTTATTATACATTGCCATGGCTATGGCTGAGTATTTGTACAAGTCTTTTATACAAATGTGGAGAGATCGCGTTGAACTTTTCCCCGACACATATGTTTCGGGTGCAAAAATGTTTACGGCAGTTCAAAATCCTAATAACCCTAAGTCAAAATTGGCTTCATTATCGGATAACCAACGTTCCGGCGTAGAATTCAGTTATTCTATGTTTATTAACTTGGATAGTGCTACATTTTCTAGCGGTGAGGCAAAGTTACACCACATCATGCATAAAGGATATAGTCAATTCTACCCGTTGATGGGTCCAGGTGTATTTTGCTGGGGTAACAAGAACAGTCTTCGTATATACATGAATTCCTACAAAACATGGAATGAATATACGGAAATAGATAATATCCCCGTGGATAACTGGTTTCACCTTACAATAAGCTGCAAGGGTACCACTATCTATATATATATCAACGGCAATCTAAAACAAAAAATGAAGATGTCAGATGGCACTCCACCCTATCAAAATTATGGTGACGTATATTTATTTAGTGGTAGGAAAAAGACTATCGCACAATCATCAGTATTATCTTTACTCAACGAAGAGAGTCTAAGATTTGATGGTGCTGCCAAGGGTATGGCGAGCCGTGTATTCTATTTCAGCTATGCCCTTACATACAGTGAGATCCAGGCTTTAATGAATATGGGACCGTCCTCCAAGGTGCATGGTGCGAATGCATCTGTCATGACGCCATATCTGTCTGATACATGGTGGACTACGAATGGCACGCAATTAAGTAGTTCATAAATTATTAAATCTAATTAACAGCATCTAAACTGACATCTCATCTTGTTTCACAGGTACAAGAAGAGTTGTCATGGCTGGTGGCGGTTTATACATTTTAGTAGCATACGGCTCGCAAAATGTGATTTTGAGTGGAAATCCGGATTTTACCTATTTCTACACTGTCATGAAAAAATACAGCCATTTTGCTTTTGAATCGGTGACAATCGCAATGGATGGCCCACAGGAATTATTCTTTGACCAACCGGTACAAGTTACGGCAAAGATTAAGCGTGTTGGTGATTTACTCATGGACCTGTATTTTACCTTTACACTGCCCGATATTTATAGTAAATATACGGCGACTCGCGGTGGGCAATTTGAGTTTCAGTGGGTCAGATATATTGGTGCTCAGATTATCCAGGATGCATCTTTTTTCGTGGGTGGCACACTTGTTCAACAGTTTGATAGTGACTATATTATTGCCAGTGCTTTGACAGACCAAGACGAGACACAATATAATAAATGGCAAGAATTGGTTGGCGATGTTCCAGAAATATATGATCCAGCAAATGGCCAATATTCCGGCATTGTTGGTTCGCAGGCAAAAAGAACACCAGGATTATACCCGAATGTATATCAGGACCCAACAGTAACTACACAAACTAACTTCCCTTCAATTCCTGGTCGTGATATAACGGTGCCATTATCTTTTTGGTTTACGCAAAGTGCCCATTTAGCTCTACCACTCATAGCATTACAGTACCATGAGTGCTCTGTTCAACTTACTTTACGACCTATTCAAGACCTATATACGATTTTAGACCCGGCGGGGTTTCGTATTAGACCCGGCTTTCGTGTAGATACATCCAATACTGTTGCGCAAAGGCAGTCAGGTAATGTTCTCTATACGCCATTTGTTGAAACTACCGGCACATATATACGGGACTATTTGACAGATGCAGGATATACTGCGCCGAGTTTAAATACATGGCCGCTGAATCCGAGGCTACAGGCTACACAGGTATTTTTGACTGACGATGAGCGGCAAACATTTGCTACTAGACCTCTTAATTACATTGTAAGACAAGTGACACCGTACAAATTTCTCAGTATAAATTCACGCCAATTATTTGAACTATTCACACACAATCCGGTTCCGCGCCTTATTGTAGTGCCGAGGAGAAACGACTCAGTAAATTATAGAAATTCTTGGATAAATTACACCAATTGGTGGCAGTATCCTTCAGCACCGTTTATTCCTACAAACTCTGCAATACCCACAGGTGGCTCATCTGGATTGATAGGGACAGGTATACAGCGTGATATCGTGAGACAGATGCGCGTTCTATGTGATGGAAATGAGGTACAAGAAATAAAGCCTCTACAGTATTTTAATGAGCTATCTTCATGGAAATACGCCACGGGAGTATTTCCACCAGGGCTTGCTATCTACTCGTTTGCCTTGGATACATCTAAGTGGATAAAACCGAGTGGTAGTTTGAACACCAGTAGGGTTCGGAAGTTTCAGGTAGATATTGATATGTGGCCTTTGATGACTGACACCAAGTACCTTTATAATTATACTGTGTATGTGGAGAGTCTAAACTTCTTTGTAGTGGAAGGTGGTATGGGCGGAATGAAATACGCAACCTAAAAATACTTTTTAGGAAAAAGTATGTCAAAAATATACTTTTTAGGAAAAAGTATATCAAAAATATACTTTTTAGAAATTCTGCGCAAAAATCGTAGTAAAAATTGAAAAACCCCTGCCATGCTGTATAATTACAGCATGGCAGGAATTAGCTTCTCAAAGTGGTCTGGGCCAGATGGTATTGAGCAGTTTATCATTGAGCAAACTGGTTGCAAACCATACAGTGGCGCAGGCATTAACCCGAGGATTGAGAAACACACAACGATTTTAAAGTCAGTTGACAATACATTCTACTATGATGATGATATGAGTGACATCAACAACGTAAAATATACGCTGTTCGGTCACGATGGAGATCAGAATGAGGAAGAGAAGAAATTTAACGAACCTCTGTTGAATAAAGATAAAACCAAGCATATTTACTTGTATAGGGCCAAGCCGAGTGAGTATATCTGGTATGGTAAATATGAAATTGTAGAAAAAAATATCAAAAAACACACAGGGAAAAATGGTGTCATGAGAAATATAGTCGTATTGTCACTGAGACGCTTGAATTAATCACGCTTCTTTCTCGTGATGTTCTTAGACTTAGTAGGATCTATAAGTCTTATTTCTGGCATCTTAGATTTTCTGGTTGGATTCAGTTTAATCCAACCCGGATAT